ATTCCAAAACCGTGGTCGATTATTTCGCTCATAAAAGTTCACTAATCCCATCAATAATTGAAGAAGTCCCAACCGTTACCGACCCACGAATAGGGGAATCAGCCCAATTAAATCGCTGATAATTCCCGCCACGCCTATCGGTTAGGAATTTTTCGTAGTTGTGGGGCACTCTCATGGTCGGCTCACCTGCTTTGTTTTGACCCATGGAGGCATTCTCGCTGGTGTCAGCAAGAGTGTCGTCAACCGACCTAATGTTTACACCGTTCAAAAATTTCCAAACATTATGCGCATCCTTGCCATTAACATCAACTTTTTCAGATATTGGAAAGGTGACAAAAGGAAAGTTTTGTTTAATGTTTTTAAGTATCTCTTCGTTTGTCCCCTGCTCCATTCCATTAAATTGGTTGCAAGGGTAGCCAACAACAGAGAATTTACTATGATTAAACATCTCATGTAGTTTTTGCAATTCCCAAAGAGATTTAGCAGTACGCGCATACGACAAAAGACTTTTTGTCTTTGGCTTATAGCCAGTCTTTGTAGCAATATTTACATGAAGCAAGACGAAGCCTTCAAGTTCTCCTAGCAAGTTATCCGTGCTCAAATCCAAAGAACTAATCTTGATGTCAAATAAAGAATTAATGTGGCTCATTTGTTTTTACCATCCAAACTAAAAGAAAGAGGAACAGTGAGGTATGCATCCATTGACAATCTTCCTGAACCGTTGGATTGCAAATAAATAAGCACATTAGCCTCTAGCGGTATTGACATACCAAAAGACACGGTGGTTGTCTTTTCGGTAATAACAAAGTTTTCTTTGGGAATGTCGTACCTGTCAATGCCTGAACTAAAATATCCACTTCCGTCATCGTTCAGCCGTAGCCAATATTTGTCTACACCAAAAGGGGTGTGGGCGTCTAGTTCAATGGTTTGTTCGTGTTTAATCATGGCGCAAAAATTCTCATATCTGGATATGTGTCTGTAGTTGGGTTATTCGGACGCAAATCAAAACTAACACAAATGCGTGGCTTATCTCCGTGGTACCGCTCTGTTTGGTGGGGAACAAAAGAATTAAAAAATACTATTTTGCCATTTTCTGGCTGAATCTTGGTTACATGTTGGTGCCCTGTTGAGTCACCGCTATATAGACACAATCTACAGCCACCAGATCCAGCGTCAATATAAATAACACCAGACCAGTATTCGGTCGGGAAAAGGTGAGCGTTTGAACGGTGACTATGGTACGGAACTGATTGACCATGTTCCAAAACGGCGCACCAGATACTGGCTAAATACACATCGCCCAAAATCTCCTGCGCCCTTTTCTCAATTGCATCTTTCAGGGAACGGGTAAATACTGTTTCCGGCAGAATGCAGTCAACACCAGTTTGCGAATCAACAACATCCACCTCTGTCGAATATTCAGGAGAAATACGGGAATGTAAAATGTTGTGGGAAATATTGAAATAGTCTAAATCTGTAATAAAAGACTGATGAGCCATCAGCGGATTGAGACTCATCCAACCATTTTCGTTTTTCATATCTATTCCAAAACACTTGCCTCTGTGTGGTCTGGTGAAGACAACACTGGTAGACCCATAAAAGTCGGACCTATCTGATTGCCGTCCGCATCTAGACCAGTTTTGATTCCCTTTGTCCAAGTCCAAGGATTTTCGGTGTTATTTTTAGATTTTAATTCCCCGTACTTCATACGCTGTTCTATTAGTTCTTTGTCATCCCATAAGTTCTCAGTAGAAACGGTCGCTGATTCCATTACCGAGTTATCGTAGACCTGTATAAAACAAAAGGGTTCACCTGCCTTAAAGGTAACTGGAACCCCAATAGTCCGTATTCGCCAATTCATTTGTACTTCGTCCGCCCACCAAAAACTTGGCACAGTTGCAGAGAGTGCCTCAGCATTAGGGTGAAAATAATTAGGAGAACCAGAAAACCATGTGCTGTACCCCTCTTCAGTGCGCACTACCCATGTGGTATTGATTGAGACCATGCCGATAATTGAACAATTAGCCTGTGTTCGTCCACTGCTTGTAGTCTCACCCGACAAAATTCTTGGAACAGTTGTTTCTCCGTCCCACTGAACGACGAGGTCTTCCTCAAGTATTAGTTCCCAACCAAGGACATTAGCAACAGTCATTGGCATGCATTGGTAAGCGTGCTTCTTGTAGGTTTCGTCCATCCAATCCCTGCGAACTCGGGATTGTTTTACCTCTACGGGTTTCTGTGTTGTTGCGACAAAACGAACATGGGTCATAGTGAAGCATCTCGTGATTCAGTTACACCCCTCGTCGCTTTGGTGCCACTTGAGTTTTGAGCATTATAGGAGGGTTGACCTGTTTGATGATTTTTGTCGTTGTAGTCAAACATTGTCACTGCTGAATATTTGGTGCCCTTCGTTACCTCAAGAGCAGCATGTGAATAAATAAAAGTCGATGGGAACAGTACGACATCACCTATTTCAGGCTTGAATCTGAGTTGGAAGTGAGGAAAATAGAGTTCTCCCCCCTCGTAGTTGTCGTTCAGATACATGACCGAAGAAACCGTGCAGGTGTAGGAAAAACCGTGGTCGGAATGTGTCTGAAAGTGTTGACCAACGCCGTACCGAATGTAGTTAATAGCCTCCATGAAATCCATTTTGATGTTGTACATCTGTTCATAGTGCCCAAGGCATGGGAGTAGTCGTTCGGTTGTGTCTTGCCAAATGTTCAGAATCTCTGAAAATTCCGCTGGCGCACTCTTTGCTAATGGTTCGCTTATCTTGCAGTCAACACAATCCCTGTAATCAGGCTTCTTTTCGGAATGCCCGACAAGAGCCTCCATCCATTTGTACGGCGCGGTTGTGCTGTTGCCAATTGTTTCTTCTAGTCTTTCAACGAGACGGAGACTTTCTGGTAGAACATTTCGGTAGACCATAATCCCCACACGAGGATCGGCTAGGTACTCGCAAGTTATTTCTGTATTTGACATTGTTATTCCTTCCACTATTGGAACCTCTCCAAGAAACTAATCCTATACGACTATGCAGAACGAAGGCTAGACCATCGTATTTGAACTAAAACTTTTCCAAACTTACAACTTTTAAAATATGATATTTGAATTATTCCTCTGAGTGAACTCATGTTGTTTTGACCGTGTCGCTGGTGATTATTTGGTCAGACGGTAAATCGTAAAGTTCAACCATGGTCAAAGGAGCGCGACCATCATTCAGAATGCTTTGCTTGTTTTTATCAGCCATACACATACGCTTATACTCTTCTTCTCCGTGAAGATTGACTCCATCAATCCACTCCTGCGAAGCCGAATCGTCAATATATTTAAGAAAAGAACGAAGGATGTATTTTCTGCCATTCAGGGGCGTTTTCACATGGTGTAAATATGGAGAGTTTTGCGGCCAGATAGGGTTCCCGGACGGGAAAACAATTATGTCGCCCGCTTGAGGTTTATACGTAAGCAGAGTGTTTTCATGTAGGAACACAATTTCTCCGCCCTCGTAATCATCGTTGATGTATGTAGTTACGGTAATTAGGAATTTCTCACCGGGCCAGCCATGTGAAGGAAATACATAGTCAGAGTGAAAATTCATCGCCATGTTGGTGCCGTCGGAAGATATGTCTACACCGTCATTATAAAAAGCAAGACTGACGTTTGTCATGAACGATTGTTCGGGAAGTGGTATTTTGTAGTCACCTACATAATGCGCCATCGCCATCTTCGTTGCGTCGTTGATACCTCTGTGCAACCCCAACTCTGCATTTAGGATGGCGTCTACTTTCAGGGTCTCTCCCGTAAGGTTGTGCTTTTCGTGCGAGTACTTACCAAACACGAACCAATCTTCCCATTCGCTATAAAGATAATCACTGCTGTTCGCGTCAACCATGTTATCTAGACTCCACCTCAGCAGAGAATTTTCAGGTAGGAGTTTTTTGTATACCCGAATAAACGAACCTATCTCCACATAGGTGAAATCTACGGTCGATCCTGCCATTACTATTCAACCGTATAGAAGGATGGGGTTGTGTATCGTTCCCCACGCGTTACCATCGTTACACCGTGCAGGTAGTTCACATCACCCGGATGAATGACCGCCAAACCCGGCTTTGGGCGCACGGTTATCCCATGGTCGGGGTAGTACAGGTCACCACCATCAAAATCGTCATTGTAGTAAAACAGACTATTAATATCGTAGTCAACAAACGCGTTCGGTTTACCGTCGTTGAGTTGTTTGTCAGCGTGAGGCTTTTGCTCAGTCCCCGGACGCCACTTCATAATTACGGGTGGACGAACTGAGACCTGTAGACCGAAAATTGACTGAATAGTGTCTTTCATTTTATAGATATATTTATCTACAATTTGATATATTTCGGGATTAATCCGTTTGATTATTTCGCCACTGCACTGTCTGTCATTCCAGTAGTCAGCGTTATACAGGCATGTTCCGTCTTCCGCATAAACACTTTCCGCCTCGTTGTTCCATTCACTGATTGTTGGGCAAAAAGTCTGTATTTTGAGCAGGTCGTCTCGCTCAATAAAATCTTCTAACACATGAATGTTTTCCGAACCACTACCAAAATAACCCGGTTTAATTTTCCATGGCTCTTCTATTGAGCGGTCATCCTGAAAGTCGCTTGGAGTATTCATAAAGTTCAAAGTCCAATTCAGAGGTATTCCTGATATGCCGTTTTTGCTCTGCGGAGAGAGTAATCCCGTGCCTGTCTGCTGAGTTCACATTACCACCGCCAAACCGCCCCATACGTAACCCCACCATTGAAAACATAGTATCGCTAATCCATTTTTCTATGTATTCTCTATTGTCAAAACAAAGTATGGTTTTATCCCCGACTATTTCTTCAATAGATGAATATCTTTGTAAATCGGATTCTATAAATGTTACATTTTCTATTGGTTCGTCACGCTTTTTCATAACAAAACCATCAAGACCCACCACTCTGCAAGACAGCATTTTGGTTTGTGTATTTGGGGTTCCATTAAATAGAGGGTCTTTCATGCGAGATGCAAACTCTCTGTTGATGAATTTTTCTAAAAAATAATTGTCAAAAACCTCATCGTGCTGTTTAGCCATGAAAGATGCTGAACTCAAAATCTGTTCA